GTGAAAAGAACCCTAAGCAAGGGAGTGAAAAGACTCTGAAACCATGCGCCTACAAGCGGTCGGAGCCTCAGTGATGGGGTGACGGCGTGCCTTTTGCATACCGTCTTGGACAGTTGCTCTGATGAGTTGGAACGAAGATGGGAAGCCCCTTCGTCTCCAACCTCAGAACTAAATCCTGGATGCTTGTGCATCCTTCCTTCTTGATACCGGTACTACGGGCGCAACGCCTTTCGTACTTTAATGCTTTGGGACTTTGAAAATGACACAGCGTACGTTCAAATCACCGTTTCCGCGGTACCGTGAAAGAGGTTCGACCTCGATCGGCAACGCTGGAAATCAGGTCATAACATCATGCGATGGAACGGATTTAACTCCGGACTATACAAACATGCTAGCTCACCGATCAGGTGAGATAGAGGGATGTTATGATATCGTTACTCCCGGATTTCGCAGTTTATCTGCTGGGGGTAAGGTGATAGTCAATCCATACTGGCATGTGAAGCAAAACTTCACAGGCGGTGGGACTGGCCCGATCGTACAGTTCGCAGGCTGCGCCGGTTTACCCGGCTTAACTCGTAAAACAGTTGAGTATCCCAGCTCGCGCCGTCATTTCCTCCCCGATTTTCGTTATGGGGAAGTCCGTAATGCCCTGGATAACACCCTTATTCCAGCGCCTCTTACCATCGTTGACCTTAACAGGTTACAGACACTCGCACAAACGTCGTGCATGTCCAACGTAGATGTAGGCCCATCGCAAGCACTGGTGGCCGCCGCTGAAGCAAATAGAACGCTTCAGATGGTGACGCGCCCACTTGGACAACTGGATGATTACGTGGCGAAGCAGCATGCTCACGTGTCAAAACAGTATACCAAGTTCCTCGCGTTGACCCCGAAACAGAAGCAAAAGCTGATTCGGGACGCCAGAAGGCCAGGTGGATTGAGAGATGCTTTAAGTGGACAGTATCTTGGCTGGTACTACGGGATGAAACCCTTTGCCAAAGATATTGAAAACGCCCTCCAAGCATACTTGCGCGAAGGCTTTACGCCCGAGCGTGAAACGGCTAGAGGTAAAGCTTCAGATACCGGCACCAACATCATTACCGACCCACCCTTAACGAGTGGCGGCACCACGAAGCAGCGTCTAAAAAGGACGCGCGTCGAGGAAGTTGATGTCAGAGCCGGTTGTCTGTATTCACCGACGTCAAACTCTTACTCTAAGGAGTTTGGAGTACGCCTATCCGACGTACCCAGTTCCCTTTGGGAAATGACAACTCTCTCGTTTTTAGTCGATTACTACCTGAATATTGGGAACGTCATAAAAGCGTTAGAGCCTCGGATTGGTATCACGTATCTCGGAAACTGGTTGACCGTACGGCAGACCGTCACAGATCGCATCGAAGTCATTGATACGATCTATGGTGGTCCAACGCACGTTATCACCCGCCCGGGAACGGAATGGGCCGCTCGTGTCGTAGTGAGTACACAGCGAATCCCACTTAGCAACCCATACTCCTACGTCGGATTCGCTCGTAATTCTCTGAGCGATAACCTTCAACGGAATGTGGCCATTGCTGCCCTTATCTCACAACGCGTTAAAGCAATCGGTGCCGTTTACGGTGCCTTTGCCCTCGCTACTATGTAACTAACCTCCTATTTAGGAAAAGGGACATTAACATGTCAATCACTATCAATGCTAAGTCGTATACTCAATGGCGTTCTACGCCGGACGAAAACACCCTGGTTGGCCCTGCCAATAGCACCGTTACTGGTGTTATGGATCACGCAGTTTTCAAGCGTGTCCTGGCTGGAACTGCCTCTAAGGGTGGCTTTGCTCCTGCAGCGCGTCCTGAGTTCAAACTCCGTCGCACCGTAACTCTGGCCGATGGTACTAAGCAACCTGCGACGTTGTCGCTGCCCTCCTCATTGCCGCAAGGCATGGCGAGCGCCGACATCTTGACGATGTTGACTGACATGGCAAGTGCGTGTGCAAGTCAGGAAGTAAAGGACTTGTACACGAATCAGGATATCTACACAGCATGAAATACTTAGTTTTGCTGTGTATGATGATGGGCCTGTTGTTGCTTTTGGCCCCGTCCTACTTTCCATCAATCCACCCTAAAATCATAGGTGAACGTTATGTCAACGACGTCAAAGAAGCGCAAACGCAGGTCAGCGGTATCCTTCACGGGATTTCTGAAAGCCCAAATACGGGCGATTAGACTCCTTTCTTGTCAGCTATCTGAGCAAAACGGCATCCCCGTTGATCTACGACTCAAAGCATTCGCTGTTGCGGATTGCCTGGAGCGTGGTGATTTCGCGGGCGCTGTTGAACTGTCTGACTCCCTTGCCTCACAGCAGTATGGCACTGCGGGCGAACATGCCCTTGGGGTTCAGATAGCCTATCTTGTTAGAAAAGTCCCTTACGTCGACCCTGAGCTTGATCCGCAACAAGCGGCCACGCAAAAGTTTCTCGACGCTGAGGTGCAATGCGGTGAGACAAATAGGCGGCTTCGGCCGTTGAACCGTTTCATCCGCGGCGAACAGGCGGTGACGCCTGATTACTTCGATAACCTGTCATGGAACACTGAAGACGTCGGAAACGATGTCTTACGCGTTATCATGGCGGCTCGAAAGTATGTCCAAGATGTAATCGGCGCTAAGCCGAATATCGAGGACGTTCTTGAGAGAGCTAGGTTCAGTGCTGGCACGGCAATCGGCGTGACCGGTAACTGTACACACATTGTGGCGAAACTAGCTGCCAGTGAGTACACGGTTACGCGCTGTGCTGAGCCTTACGGTACTGCCTTTCTTGGCAGTTTACACCTTGTATCTGAGTACCTAACGGGAAAGGATCCAGACTTGGTGACGCGAGTCGCCAAGAGCCCGTACAACGGATCAATATACCGTGATACGAGCCATCTGGAACGCAAGTTAAGCTACGTAGAGTTCGATAAGATCTTCTTTGTTCTGAAGCAGGCTACAACCCATAGAACTGTGGGTCAGCAACCTCTGTTGAACCTCCTTATTCAGCTGGGAGCGGGCGATGTAATTGAGCAGAAGCTCAGTCGCCGTGCGAACATAAGTCTAAAATATGGATGGAAACAAAATCAACAGCATGCCTACGAGGGGTCCGTCGGTTCCGAAAGGGACTGGTGTACCGTGGACCTACGCGCGGCCAGCGATAGCATAGCGATTGAATTCGCGAGACTGTTGCTGCCTGACGCCTGGTTTTACTTCCTCAACTGCATAAGAACTCCTATGTATCTGCTGCCTGGCGCAAGCCCGGTCAGGTACGAAAAGTTCTGTGCAATGGGCAATGGTTTTTGCTTCCCCTTGGAGACGCTGCTTTTTAAAGCGCTAACCCACGGTGTTAATACAACATGTAACGTGCCGGACTACGCAAAACAAAGTGCAGTCTACGGTGACGACATTACCGTGCATCCCTCTGCCGCCCTGCTACTCCTGGAAACACTGGAGTTGTGCGGGTTCGAAACGAACAAGGATAAGACTTTCCTGTTCGGACCGTTTAGGGAGAGTTGTGGGAAGGACTACTTCGGTGGTACATTAGTCAGACCTTATGTCCAGGACAAAATCCCGGAGAACTGGTATGATTTAATTCATGTGGTAAACTCCTTTTCGAGATTAGGTCGCCCAGAGGTGGCCGAAGTCTTCCAAGATGCGATTCCTCCGCGTAACAGGCTTTACAGGCCTGAATACGGACCATCGCATACCGCGATCGAAGAGCCCTTAGACCGTTTCTTGACCCGCAAGGAGTCAAGGTGGAACAAGGACCTTCAACGTTGGTCTTGGGTTGAGTACCGG